ATTAAGTGCAACTTGGGGAGATGTAAATCAGCAAGCAAAAAAAGCACAAGCGACCGCAACGGCAACAGACACCCCTGTCCCACAAGAATCACAACCTATACCAACAAACAACACCGCAAACCCCGCAGTACCGGCCGCTGAACAACCGGCATCGGTACAAAATACTGCACCTGAAGCACAGGCGACTGGACAGACAGCATCAGTCCCAAATCCAATAGCACAAATACAAGCGACCCCACTGACAGATCCAGTTCAGACTCCTATACCTGAAAACACAACGCCGGCACCAATTCAACAATATTCAAACAGACCTCCACAGCCGGCAGAAGAAATACCTTATACACAGCGTACAGTAGATGCAGATCCCACATCTACTATTCAAGCACAGGTAGCAGTAGAACAACAACAAAAACAAATTGCTATAAACACAGCAGGGCTACCGGTAGTAGCAGAAGATAACAGTGTAGCCACCGGTGTACTTAAAAATCCTGAAACAGGACAAACTTATTTTACTACTCCTCCTAATGAAATATCACAAAATCCTTCAGCAACAGGGTCATCAAGAGGCTTACAGGGAGCAAAAAGAAGAACACGGGCACAGGCTACATCACAAGATGCTGCTTATTTGGCTAGATTGCCTGATTGGAGAGTTAAATTACAGTTAGCACCAGGTGCAACATATTTATATAAATCAACAACGGACGCTGGAATTTTGCAACCTCTACAAGAAACAGAAGGGGTATTATTTCCGTATACCCCTCAAATTCAGATTCAATATGGCGCACATTATGATCCTACGGATTTGACGCATAGTAATTATAAAATATATCAATACAAAAATAGCAGTGTAGATAATATATCAATAACCGCTGATTTTACTGCCCAAGATACTTATGAAGCTAGGTACTTATTAGCGGTAATACATTTTTTCAGAAGTGTTACTAAAATGTTTTATGGAAGAGATGAGAATCCTAGAAACGGTACTCCTCCTCCTTTATGTTACATAACAGGATTGGGGGAATTTAATTTTAATCAGCATCCGTTAGCAATAACTAATTTTACATATACTTTACCTAACGATGTGGATTATATAAGGGCCAACACTGAAGCAAATTCTCCACCTGGGGTTAATCAAAGTGCAGCCAATGTACCTAATAATACCGGTAACCCTGTAACAGCCAGAACAACTAGTTCTGGCATACAACCTGGAGGTAAATCATTGGGACCTAAATTTAATATCGATCCTTCAAAATATAAAACAGGAGCCAAAGATCCTACATATGTTCCAACTAAAATGCAAATACAATTAACAGCAGTACCAATAGTGTCTAGAAATGTTATCAGCAATGTGTTTAGCTTGAGAGAATATGGATCAGGTAAACTATTACAGGGGTCAAAGCACGCCGGCGTTAAGGGAGTTTGGTAAATGGCAACTAATACTATATATGGAGCAACTAGTCCATACCAGTTAACCGACATTGTTAATCAAAAATTTCTAGACATTATGGTAAACAGACCCATACCTGCATTAGCATCAGATGTATTTTGGTCTATAACAAAAGTATATGAATATAGGCCTGATTTATTAGCATATGACTTATATGCAGATTCTAGGTTATGGTGGGTTTTTGCACAACGCAATCCTAACAGATTAAAAGATCCTTATTTTGATTTTATAACAGGCGTTCAAATATATTTACCAACATCCACTACATTAATAACAGCTTTGGGCAATTAATATGGATGATTACTTAGTAAATTCTGCAGGGTTAGCTGTTAATGAGGATGAAACACCGGTTACCGCTGTTTCCCCTACGGTAAATACTACAACTTCTAATACTGGTACTACCCAAGCAGGAGATTCAGGAGTACCAGGAATTCCCAATCCAACTCGGCGTCCTAAAAATCCATTGGCAGATTTTGCTAGTTATACCTATCAAATATCTTTGTATATGATTACTCCTGATGCGTATGACGCATTTGTTAATAATGGTAGAAGAAATATAGATTTATTAAATCAGACTGGTACAGGGGCAGGGGCATATTTAATATGTCAAAGCGGTGGTATTAATTCAACTGAAAAAAGAGCAGCTGGATTTGAATTTGATTACTATATTGATAATTTGCAAATTAAAGGGGGAGTTTCATCAAACGCTACCGGGTCCCCAACAATAGAATACAAAATGTCATTTCAGATTGTTGAACCATATGGATTTTCTTTTATAACTAATTTAAAACTTGCCTCAGAACAAATTGCACAATACTCTCAAACTAAAAATATAAAAGATTTGAGAAATTCTAGCCGACAATTTTTTGTTTTAGGACTTAAATTTTTAGGATATGATATAGCTGGAAACTTAATGTCTACTAGTGGGCAAACATTTGATCGTTATTTTGATATATTATTTAAAACAGTTAACTTTAAATTAGACGGACGTGCCACTGTCTACAGCATAGAGGCTGCTTCTATACCTTCATCAGTGGCAATGGGAACTAAAAGAGGTGTGGTTGATAAAGGCGCCCCATTAACGGGAAATAAAGTAGGTGAACTATTAAAATCATTGATGGGTAAATTAAATAATGACCAACAGGCATTAGAAAATTCAGGTGCGATTAGTAAAGGATGCCAAACACTATATGAGGTTGAGTTTAGAGGCCCTAGTGTAGACGCAATAGAAAATGCTACTATAGTTAGTAAAGCCGATTTAGACAAATCAAAATGGCCCATGACTCAGGGTAAAAAAACAACTAATCAAGTTAATGAAAAATCGGCAGTGACCGCAAAACCTAATAGCAATGATAGGCAAGTAAATATTGAAAAAGCTACTCCTATTATACAAGCGATAGGTCAAATTATTTCTCAAAGTAGCTATCTATCTGATGGATTAAAATCAGTTTATACCACTGACATTCAACCCGATCCAAACACAGATTCAGTAGACGCTATAGATAATGCGTCAAATAAAACATTGCGTTGGTATAATATATCATCGGTTGTAAGCAATGCTAGATGGGATCCGTTGTTAAAAGATTTTGCGTATAATATTAAGTATATTATTGTGCCATATGAAATACCTATATTACTTTCTGCATATGCTAATAGAACTACCCCATATTATGGTCCAGTAAAACGATATGATTATTGGTATACCGGAGAAAATTCTGAAGTAATAAAATATGAACAAACGATGAATAATGCTTACTTTACTGTAAGCTTAGGCGCAAGTGATATTACTTCAAAATCTACAGGTGGGGGAGCCGATGTTCCTATTAATACTTCAGGCAAGCGTCAATCCGCTCCTAGGCAAGGCAAATTGGATGTAGGCTATGAAGCACAAAATAGTGTCACTACTAGTTTGTATGAACCAGGTGCTTGGGCAACTGCTAAAATTGAAATATTAGGAGATCCAGATTGGTTGAGTGGGGAAGCTCCAGGAAGCGCTGATTTATATAAACCGTTTCAAGGTACAGATTTTGTAGTTGATGTTACTAGTGGACAAGTGTTCATTGAGATAGATTTTAAAGAAGCATTAGACTATGTACATAGTACCGGTACAATGAGGATTAATGAAGATTTATTATTATGGGACTACCCACCTGAAATTAAAAAGAAAGTTAAAGGTGTTAGTTTTAGAGTTATAGAGGTAACTCATAACTTTAAAAATGGTAAATTTACCCAAGAATTAAATTGTGCAATTAACACTTTTGGATTTGATCAAGGTTATGAAAATTCTGCTCGTGAAAAAGATGACAGAGCCAGATCACAAGAAAATCAAACCGATGCAGAAACAAGAAGATTAGCATCAAAAACTCCAGTTGGGTTAATGCAAGATTCTCCTCCACCAAATAATGATACGAATGGAAATTTATCAAATCCTACAAGAAACACTACTGTAAACAATCAAGAAACAGTTACTACTAATAATGGTCCGGTAGCAAATGATGATAGTGGTTTAGATAGAACCACTATAGGTGCTACTAACTTAGCAGGAGCTGGCAGGGAGACATAATATGGAAGACGGATTTAAGCCACAAGGACCAACTAAAGCAAGTAAACCAGACTCTGGTGGAGGTGTAACCAGAGAAGTCCCTGTACTTGGCGTAGTTAAAAATAATATTGATCCTACTAGGTCCGGTAGACTTCAAGTTTATATCAGTGATTTGGGAGATGACAATCCTGATGAATCAGAAAGTTGGGTAACTGTATCTTACATGACTCCATTTTATGGGTTTGTAACACCAAAGGCTGCTACTGAAGGGTTTGGAGATTATACTGCTAATCCAAGTTCTTATGGAATGTGGTACAGTCCTCCTGATTTAGGAACAACTGTAATTTGTATTTTTATTAATGGTGACCCTAACTATGGGTATTGGATAGGATGTGTTCCCAAGCCTGAAGCATTGCATATGGTGCCTGCAATTGGTGCAAGCACTAATATTATTGCTAATACAGAAGGTGAAGCAGAAGGGTATGGGGGTGCAACTAGATTGCCTGTTACCAATATCAATACCAATAATGAATCAATTTCAGATACCGCAGACTTTTTAACTCAGCCTAAACCAGTACATAGTTACAGTGCTATGATTTTAAATCAACAAGGATTGATTAGAGATCCAGTGCGCGGAACTATTAGTAGTAGCGCACAACGGGAAAGTCCAAGTAGAGTTGGTTGGGGAATTAGTACTCCGGGACGACCTATATATGATGGTGGATATGATGATGCTACTATCGTAGATGCAGCGGTTGGCGAAGTTCCGGATGAGGGATTGGCTGTAATAGCAAGAAGAGGCGGGCATTCTATTGTATTAGACGATGGTGATATTCTAGGGCAAGATCAACTTGTAAGAATTCGTAGTGCGGCTGGTCATCAAATACTAATGAGCGATGACGGCCAGACACTTTTTATAATTCATAGTAATGGTCAAAGTTATATTGAGTTAGGCAAAGAGGGTACAATTGATATGTACTCTACTAATAGTGTCAATATTAGAACTCAGGGCGATCTAAATTTACACGCAGATAACAATATCAACATTAATGCTAAGAAAAAACTAAACATTAAAGCAGAAGATATCAATATTGAATCTGAGAAGACCACCTCTCAAAAAATAGGCACGAATAATAGTGTCTACACTATGGGCACCTTTACCCATAAAGTAGATGGTGCAATGAGTATGGCAGCAGGTGGTGAAGGATCATATGCCAGTGGTGGTGTAATGTACGTCAACGGTAGTAAGGTGAATTTAAACACAGGCGCTACATCAACCACACCGCAAGTTGTTCCTGCAATTTCCGTCTTAGCCCATACTGATACACTATACGATTCATCAAAAGGTTATGCTGCCGCACCAGGTAAATTACAAAGTATTACATCTAGAGCACCTGCTCATGCTCCGTGGGCAAATGCAGGACAAGGTGTTGATGTTAAAACTAGCAGTAGCGCAAGTTCAGAATTGCCTCCTGCACCTAGTCCAGCAGTAGCATCAACTAACGAAGCAGCCTCGGCTGCAACGACTGAAGCACCAGCAACACCGGCAACAATTGCTACAGTGCCACCGGTCGCCGCAGCCAGTGGAGCATTAGATCCAAATACTACTGGAGCAATGGTTAGTGCTGTAGCAACTACCGTTGCTGCTGGTCCAGCTAGTCGTGCAATACAAGCAGGCGCAGGTGTTGTGTCATCTTCACAGGGTCCGGTAGCAGTAGTAGGTTCATTAGCGCAAACTCCGGCACAATTAGAGTCTGCGGGAATACTAAAACCAGGATCGGCAACTTTAGTTAATAGTTTAGTACAAGGCGGATCTAATGTACAAGCAGCAATGACTGATAACTTGTTTACCGGTGTGCCTGGCGCAGTAAACTTAAAGTCATTAGTTAATAGTATTCCAGCTCAGGTAAGTGCTCAGGTTTCTACTTTCCAACAATCACAAACTGCATTAACTAATGCGGGTGTAATTACAGGCAAAGAAAGCCCAGTATCTACAGCAGGGTTAATAATGGCCGGCGCTACAGCAGGTGTAGGTGCTACTCTCAACTCAATGAGTTCTTTAGTCAGTACTAGCACAGTAAATTCTATAGGGAAAACTCTAGGGGCAAGTGCTAATTTATCAAAGGCATTAGGAGCAACAGGTGCCGCAAAATCAATACTTAGCACCTCTAGTGCTATTACTAGTACTCTAAAAGCAGGTAATTTAGCTGCCGGATTGGCACAAACTGTTTCAGGAGGACTGGGATCAATTTCTCAAGCAACTAAAGCATTAAATCAATTGCAAGGATTAAACAGTGCAATACTAGGTGCATCTAGAGGTCCTGCTGCACAAGCGTTTGGCGCAATATTGGGGACGTTCAAACCACTAAAAGCAGGCATTCCACAAAACTTGTTTAGCATAGCAAGAAATGCATTAAGAACTGCTGACGCAGTTTCTAAAGGTGACATAATTAAATCTGCTACAGGTGCATTGTCAACTATTGGTGCAATCGGTGGTCCAGGCACTAGTAAAATAACGGGCGCATTGTCTGGTACAGTTAATGCTATTGGTAGACTAACATCCGCTACTACCCCAGCAGCAGCATTCCGAGGTCTAACAGGGCTTATTGGTGGTATAGGTAGTGTAGGAGCCGCAGTTGGGAACAAAAACGTTTCTCAAATTTCAAAACAAGTTAACTCTGCACTCACCGGCGCTAATAAGATATTGCAAGCAGGAACACAACTATCAAAGGCTACCGATATAGCCGGTTCTCTTAATGCAACTGCAAATGCGGTGCGTGGTGCAAATCAATTGACAGCAGCACTAGGTGGAGTATCTGCATTGGCAAGTGGTATATCAAATCTACCCGGTGGGCAAAAAGCTATTTCAAATGTAATAAACAAGTCTCCCAATTCAATGACTTCTGCATTGCCGGCAGTCTTGGCGGTTGGAGCATTAGTATCTACTACACTATCTGCTGCAAAAAATAATATTTCCCCCCAGCTAAGTTTACAAGGTGCTACCGCCGGAATACAAGGAATAGCTGGTAGTATAACAGGGGCAATGTCATCTAGCCCAATGGGACAACTAGCCTCTGCGGTAAGCGGATCAGGAATAACTAGTTTAACAGGTGGAGTTAATAGCATTGCAAGTGCTGCAGGATTATCATTAACTAATGTCTTACCAGGTGGATTAACTGGTGGAATACCTGATGTTGCTGGTCAAATTGGCGGGGCATTAAATAAACTCAAATCGGGTACTAGTAGTCTTTCATCATTGGCTCTAAATGGATTGCCTCCTGGCGCTTCGGCTGAAATAAGCGCAGCAATGTCATCATTAACTTCAATGGGATCTTCTCCTGTTAAACTCCCAACTGTAGCGGCTAATACTTTTGACAGAAGTGAAATTACAGCACAAATTAGTTCCTTATTAGGCAATCCAAAAATACCTAAACCAAACTTCACAGGAGAAGTTCCAAGTGCAGCAAAAGCGGCTCTACAAGCAGCGCAAGAAAAAGTTACAAAATCTACTATAGTAAGTTCGGAAGTAGCTACTCTTTCAATAGATTTAAAATACGCACAATCACAACTTGAAGGAGCCGAACAATCATATCCTCCAGGTGATCCTGAAATAGAAACTGCTAAAGAAAAGGTATTAGAATTAGTTGCTAAACTTGAAGCTAAGAGCCAAGAGCTATCTTCTCTAACATAAATACATTATGCCACAATATATAGGATTCAGCACTCTAGGGGCTAACTTGCCTAAAACTACTAATGCACCAACCGGCAACGATGGTGGTACAGGTAACATCGTGCGTCAAAATAATGTAGGTAAAAAGTTTAGGTTAGTAGATCAGCCATTAGTAATACAAGACTTTGTAAATGCATTGAATATTAGACAAGGACAAAAAGTAGGTCAACCCGGGTATGGAACTACTCTTTGGTCATTTATTTTTGAACCTAATACCACTGACACTCAATACCAATTACAAACTGAAGTACAACGGGTAGCCAGTTTAGATCCTAGATTAATAGTTAACAGTGTTGTGGCATTCCCACAAGAACTTGGTATTCTTATTGAAGTAGAAATAGCCGTAGCCCCATTCAATCAGGCTCAAGTTCTTAGTTTATTCGTAGATACTAATCTTTCACAGATTTTAGTTCAATAATTCTTAAAAACCCAAGGTTTTAGGTATGATAAATACTTAAAAGAGAAAACATATGGCTACTAGCTCAAGACAATCAGCATTATTTGGAGTAAATGATTGGCAAGCAATTTACCAAACATTTAGGGAAGCAGACTTTCGTAGCTATGACTATGAAACTTTGCGTAAAAGCTTCATTGATTATTTGCGTCTTTACTATCCTGAAACATTCAATGATTACATTGAAAGTTCAGAATTCATTGCTTTATTAGATGTTATTGCTTTTATGGGGCAGGGTCTAGCCTTTCGCAACGACTTAAATACCCGCGAAAACTTTATTGATACAGCAGAACGCAGAGATAGCGTCATCAAGTTAGCAAACTTAGTTAGCTATAATCCAAAGCGTAATTTAGCTGGACAGGGTTTTCTAAAAGTTATAAGCATACAAACTACACAGAATATTAATGACCTTAATGGAATCAATCTAGGAAATCTTCCTATATTATGGAATGACCCTGCTAACCCAAACTGGTTAGAGCAGTTCAATACAATTATAAATGCAGCACTAGTTAATACTCAAAAAATAGGTCGTCCTGGAAATGTAGCAGACTTGTTAGGTGTTATTACTAGCGAATATGCACTAAAAATTCCTGCCGACACCCTACCAATAGTACCGTTCACCAGTACGATTGACGGCATCACTATGAATTTTGAATTGGTAAGCGTTACTAGTGTTGATGAAGATTATGTTTACGAGATACCTCCCGCCCCTAGTGGTACATTTAACATGGTATATCGTAATGACAAGTTAGGATACGGCAGCCCTAATACAGGGTATTTCTTTTATTTTAAGCAAGGCACCTTGCAAAATTATGATTTTGTATTACAACAACAAATCGCTAATCAAGTGGTTAACATTGGCGATATTCAGGGTGTTAATAATACAGACACTTGGTTATACCAATTAAATGAAAATAATGGAACAAGATTAGCTTGGAAAAAGGTAGACAATGTATACGCAGATGCATACCTTCAAACTGAAACAAGCCAGAGAAAAATATTTGCGGTAGCCTCTAGATTTAATGACCAAGTTAGTTATACATTTGGTGATGGTGTATTCAGTCAAATTCCTGTGGGAACTTACAGAGCATATGTTCGTGCAGGCAATGCCCTAACATATACTATTGATCCAAATGAAATGCAGGGCATTTCAGTTTCACTTAATTATGTTGATAGATTTGGTAAAACACAGATATTAACTGTAGCATTATCTTTACCATTGCCGATATCAAACGCTCAGGTTCGTGAGCCAATCGCTCAAATTAAACAACGGGCGCCTAGCCGTTATTATACACAAAACCGTATGGTAAACGGAGAAGATTATAACAACTTCCCGTATACCTTATATAGTTCTATTATAAAATCTAAGGCTATCAACAGAAGTTCAATTGGTGTAAGTAAAAACTTAGACTTGCTTGATCCTACAGGAAAGTATTCTAGTGTTAATTCATTTGCTACAGATGGTGCAATGTGGCAAGATAATACTAATGGATACTTAGCGTTAACAATCAATAATACTGGTAATATTATTACCTTCTTAACAGATGCACTTGGCTCAGTGTTGTCAAGTAATAGAACAGTTCAATACTATACACAGAATTATCCACAATATAGTATTAATCAAGCATCAGGAGATGGAACTGTATATTGGCAAACTAGTTCAGTAGATGCTAATTCGTTAACTGGATACTTTTATAATATAGTTTCTAATACGGATACCCCAATTCCAATTGGTACTTACTCTACTAACAATGTAAAATATGTTACCCCAGGTGCTCTAATTAAATTTGTTGCGCCTGCTGGATATTATTTTGATCAAAATAATCGTTTAGTAGCAGGCATCCCAGGACCCAGTGAACAAACTTTTGTATGGACAACTGTACTAAGTGTTATCGGTGATGGATATAATAATGGGCAAGGTTCTTTTAGTAATGGATCAGGGCCAGTGACATTGAATGGTTATATTCCAATTGGTGCACAAATAACTACTGTACTACCTGCATTTGACAATTCATTATCTAATGCCATTATTCAAGAATGTATTATCAGAATGGAGTTACAACAAAATTTTAGTTTGGTATTTAATAATGCATTAACAATTGCAGAAGATCGTTGGAGCATCAGACAATATGATGATGCTAATTATTTTGTGAATTTTTTAAGTTTAGGTAACAATCGTTATACGATAAGCTATAGGT